GCAACAAGTTTGACATCAAGGAGGGCGGTCACAAGTGGGGCTTCCCGTTGAGTGATGCGGTTCGGTACGAGAAAGAAATCATTGCGCCGAAGTTACGAGGCAGGGTGATGACCAAGCCTGAAGCGGTAAACTTCTCGGTGCAACTAAACGAGAACGTCATCCACATTCCGACAGCCTCCGAGCCTTATGTCCTGCTTCCGCATGGGCCGTCCGAGATGGCCATGCATAGTTTGTTCGAGAAGAACCCAAGCCCAACGTCTAACCAGCTCGCGAAGATGCCCGGTGCGCCGAAGAAGAGGAAGGGTAAGTCGAAGCTCGACGCGAACGTAAAGCCTACCAGCTACGCCGAACTCAAGGACATGGTCAACTGGGCTATCTTCCATAATGCCGAGAGGGATTGGTACGACAAGTACGGTCAAGGTTTCCGCAAGATGGTTGGCGATGCCAACATGTGGGAGGCTGCTATTGTTTTCGGTATAACCTCCGCCCAGAACGCTGCCGAGATTAACTTGGCTGACACGCTGCACATTATGCAGTTGGCCAGAATCCATGACCCATCAAAAGACCCGGCTGGTTTCGAGAGGGCTTTGCGAAGCGTTGAAAAACCCGGTGGCCACGGCAAGCTGAAGGTTGCACAAAAGCAGATCGACGGCATCGTCAAATTCTACAAGACCGGCATCAAGGAGGGCGGACTAAAAACGACGACCTACATGCAGATGACCCGTGACCGGGGCTTTAATATCTTCAACCCGTTCAGTGTTCAGGATGTCCACATGGCTCGCGCCTATGGGTTCCGGACACAGGACTACGAGGATGTTCAGGATGAGGTCACGGCGAGGAAGGTTCGCGATCAGGTCAAGGGTCTAAAGAAAAACAAAAAGCCCCTGCAACGTGAGATTGACAAAATACAACAGAAAGCCAACGAAGCCAATGAGGGCAAAGGCCGCGAGCTGACAAAGTCCGAAGTCCGAAGGGTTAATACTTTAAACAACCAGCTCGGTGACATTGACAGCCGCATCAGTGACGGGATGGATCTGCTTGGAGCAAGCATCAAGGATGCGCCGAACATGTATCGCAAGTCGGTTGTGGACAGTGCGAAATTTACCGGTGACTTGTCGTTGAGGTACGCCATGTACATGACCACGAAGCTGGCCAATGAATTTAACATGCGACCAGATCAGATTCAGGCGATGATTTGGTTCTACGCCAAGAGCAACCTTTCACCGAAGAAAGATTCCGGCGGCAAGAAGGCTGTTGGTGACGGCACTTACGACTCGGCGGTCAAGTATTCCCAACCGGAGATCGAGGCACTCGAAGCCATGAAGGCGGACGGGAAGTTCGACACAAGCAACCCTCTTAATCGTGCGACCAGAGCTGCCGTCCGTCCGTCCTTCACAAAGGATGTGGCGAGTGACCCTTGGTCTAACGGCAACCATTTCTTGAAGCCGCTACTTGAAACGGCACGGCAGCGAGCAGCCAACATGTTGATTGCAACTGATCCCGGCATCGAGCGGCAGTTCGCGTTCCCCCCCGGCACAACCTACGACATGAAGGTTAACTACAACCTCGATGTGCTTGAGGGAATCACTGACGGTGCAGGCAGGGTTAGGTTCTTCGATAAGATAGGTGCGCCTCACGAAATTTCACTAACCAGTGGAACCTTTTATGACCGAGAGCCATCCATGGAAATTAACTTTTCCGGCGCGGGTCTGGACTTTGTGGATCAGCTTGCCCCCTTGATGGGGGATGCGTTCCTGCAAGATGCGGTCATCACGGCCCAGCCTCAGTACAGCGGTGTTCCGTTTGGGATAGCCCTGTCCAAGGTTGATCAGTCGCCTTTTACCGAGCAGGAGATTAATGATCTGTATGCGACTATTAACCCTGAAAAGGATCAATGGGGGCTGAACTTTACCATGTCAGGATCCGGCCTAGACATGAAGTTTTTGGATGGGGTTTACTTCGGCAAGCAGGATGAGGGCAAAGATTACTCTTCCAAAGATCTGGATAATTTTATAGAACAACTCCAGCCGGTTGCGGCATCTGCCGGTTTGGAATTCAGGACATTTAATCAGAAAGGCAATTATCATGGACATTCAGACTATAAAGAAGGTTTGCAAAAAGCATGGAGTAAAGTTCGCACAGCCGAACGACAGGCTATACAGCGAGCCGCCATCGATGACCTTTACAAGCCGGTCTGGTCTGCGTACCAGCAGTTCCACGCCAAGCACAAGCTCCAGCCGGTACACCAAAGGCCAGCCCCGCACCTAGACGTTCAGTTCTCCGTTCAGGAGGACGCTCCCCTGTCTCCGGAAGTCGAGGCTCGCATCAACGCCATCGACGGGGCGAAGGAGATTCCGAAGGACGAGCAACCCAAGTTCGAGCCGGACACTCGCGGCAAATGGAACGCAATACTTGGCCGTCCATCCACCGCCCTTGGTTACGTCGGAGGGCCGGAACTTCTCAAGTCCAAGAATCAATTAATCCTCGACCAAGCCTACAAGGCTAGGGCCGTCAACAAGATCACCGAGGATCTCGGAACCAAGCTCCTCAACGATGCTTACGCAAGTGTCGAGGGCTGGAAACTTCCGAAGTGGATGCGTACCGGTAAGTGGGCCAAGCGGCTCAAGGAATTCCAAAAAGATTCTCTACCAATTGCAGCTCACCTTAACGCGACGGCGAGGGATGCTTCCGGCAACTTCACGTTTGCCGACTTCGACATGAGGGCTGGCATGATGCCGGTTGCCCAGTTCAAGAAAGGCGAACACAAGGTCGGTGACGTAATCGAGGTTACCAACCCGCTGACCGGTGATCTGGAATTCCTTACAGTTGGCGGATTCGTAAACACTCAGGGCAGGGTCGGCTACCAGCTCACTCGTAAGATGACTGCCGACATGCAGCAGGAGTTGTATGGGCATTACAAAAAGGAATACGCCGACATGATTTGGCTGGTGGACATGTTCATCAACCCCAACCTAAAGGGCATCACCAAGGAGGTTGGTGGAGTCAAGGTTCCGCTCTTCAATCGGTTCGCTCTGGCCGACATGATGAAGGAAACGGATCCAAACTTTGAAGGCATTGCAGGCTACACGCCGGACGTTCTCGCAACCCGAACCTTGACGGGTATGCTGGACATGGTGATGAACCCAACCAAGGCAGGCAGATCACCGGGCCGGAAATACAAGACCGGCAAATCCAGAGAGTCAGGCAACGTCCGCGACTTGCTGACCGGTTTCAACATCAGAACTTTCCAAGCTCTGAACGAGTCAGCCAACAAGGAGTTTGCGGAGAAGGTGTTCGAGCTAGGCACCGAGCCTATGCCGAAGGACGGTGTTCCGAAAGACTACGTCAAGTTGTCTACCGGCATCGATGATCTGTTGGCAGCGGTCAAGGCTTACCGATATTACGACAACCCGAAGGAGGGTGAAGAGGGGCATAGCGAGGCGGCTGCTAGACTGTCGGAGCTGGACAACCCAGAGAACTATTCCGCGCTACTAGCTGAAGCCTACAAGCGCAAGGGTGCCGACTTTATAATCCGCAAGGATCTGGTGAAGCTGCTCACAAATAAGTATTCTCACAGCAGCCAGCAGAACCGCCTGATGAGGGCGTTGAATTGGGGCGTAAGAAACTCGACGCAAGGTTTCCTAGTTCATCCATACTCTTATGTGGTGAACATGCTGACCAACGATTATTTTGCAGTGGAGGCGTCCTTCCACCGGGCATTCCGAGGGACTGCCTTGATGCTCAAGAAAGACACACGATCCATGGGCAAGGCGGACATAGATCAGGCTGGCCGGATCGTGGCCGGAATGGTCATCCACCGAGCTGCCGGGATCAGGCAACTGATGGGCTTCAAGACCCAGTACGACCGGGTCATCGACGAGATTCTTCCGGACGAGGTGTTCGAGAATTCAACAGCCTTGGCTGACCTGAAGGTGAACTACGATGTTGGCTGGGTTGAATACCTGAAGCAGGGCGAGATAGGTGCGGCTGGGTTGCAGGCGATCCGTTACGGCAACATCGATCTACGGCCCAAGCAGAGGCTGGCCTACGCCTACCTCAAGAGTCAGGCGGTTCGCCGTGCGAAGGACAAGGGGCTGAAAGGTAAAGCCCTCAAGGATTCGGTTGACAGTTACATGCTCAATCCACCTCAAGACGCGAGGATCGAGGCGGTCAACCAAGCTCAGTTTGAATTCCTGAACTACGCTGACAGCCCACAACTTTTGCAGGATCTAACCAAGCATGACATGTCTCGGTTGGTGTTCCAGTATCCGCGCTTCGGCTACCACTACATGCACAAGCAGTACGACCGGCTGAAGGCACTGAAGAATCTTTTCGGTAAGCAGCCTCCCGGCCAGAGGGCGGACGCCTTGGCCCATGTGGTGACGCTGGCGACCTTTACCGGGGGCTTGGGTGGTGCTTTAGCGCATTACCTACTGAAGGCGGCAGCAGGCGACGACGAGGATGATTCAGGTCAGTACATTGGTAATTACCAGATCAAGTACCGGGATCAGATGACCGGCGAGGTGAAGACTAAAAAGATCGACTACAGCATGATCACCAGCAACCGGATCAACTTGTCTAAATATTTCGAGGCACTTGGGATCGGTGACGGTGATGGTGAAGACTTCTGGTGGAGGGTTCGCAACTACCCGATGATTGCGATGGCCGGTGCGTCCGTTCAGGCAATCGAGGACGGTAAGAAGTTCGGGGCTGGCCATGGAGTGGCAACGTGGCTCGGCATGGCCAAGGATCTGGCAACCGACATGACCACAATCGGGGCTGGCCTGAAGGTCGGCTCGAAGGCAATTGCCTCCCTCAAGTCGATGGATTCCGGCCAACCGGAGCGACCGGCACTTGACCCTTACGGAGCCACTGTCCCGTTCAGCTTCTACCTGACCGAGGCGGCGTTGTCGTCGTTCGTTCCCGGCAAGCGACAGTTCGATGAGTTTTCACTTATGGTGGACCCAATCCACCGGAGGCGAACCGGCAGCAAACAGATCGGATACGATCCCGGCGCATGGGAAGCCATCAGGCAGGGCCATGCAGGCGGAGCCGTTGACAGGATCCTGACGGCTTTAGGAGCCGCTGACCCTCTACCTCCCGGCGGTAAGGTTGAAAACGTCTCCAGAAACGTCTCAGGGCGATCTACGGCCAAGAGCAGAGGCATCAGGCGAGAGGCCAAACAGAAGCTGGATACCAGCTCGGCTGGCCAGTACTACGATACCCATGGCAACCTCCGCTTGGGAGTGGTGCCTGATGCCAACATCCGGAAGCAGGAGCTTTGGCAGACCGGAGCCAAGTTCGGAGGGTTCAATTTGAAGTCGGTTGACCGCCGCCTTTACCTCGACCAGCTCGGTCCGCCCAAGCGGCAAAAGAGGAGAATCAAGCAGCTATGATAATGCCGAAAAGCTCCCGGTTTCCAGACGATCCGGATCAGGATCCGAAGGTGGATTTCAGTGACGCGCTTGGTGAGCTGATAATGAGTTTTTCCGGCAAGGTGACCATGGGCGAAATAGTTGGTGCATTGGAAATCCACAAGCTGCAAATAGTTATCCAGAATTCCGGATCTGACGCTGACGAATCCAGTTTGGTGTAGCAAAGTGCAGCAATTTGTTTTGAACCTACGGAAACCTCTCTGCTTTCTAGCGTTTAGAATCGTTTATTTTTTTTCAGTCTGAACCAGCAGTTCAATCAGAGTGAAGGCTTTCCGCATTGTATAGTTAGCCGAAAAGACTTGTTTACCCTTTGTTCGCAGGCTTTTTCAAGTTTATTCGTAGAAAGGCGCAGAACCGGCCAAAAAGGCGCAGAACCGGTTTTGTGCAGCAAAGTGCAGCACTAAAAAAGCCCCCGGTTAGGGGGGCTTTGAAGTGGTACACCGGGTAGGACTTGAACCTACAACCTACGGATTAGAAGTCCGTCGCTCTATCCAGTTGAGCTACCGGTGCAATCTATCGGGATCCGAGTCTTGTCGTTTACCACGGTCACGCTGACGCCGTAGCTATCTATCGACTTGAGCGTATCCGCGATGTTCGAGAGGCTCTCAGAGATGCTCTCAAGGCTATCGTTGAGTTTAACCAAGCCGCCTCGTCCGTTGATGCCGTCGAGGGCGTTTCCTATCTGTCCTAACCTTCCTTCGATTTCTAATAATTTATCCATAATGTTTTTTAGTCTTCCTGTAGTCCTTCGTATCCGAACCACCCACAATCCTCATGGGTTGGGGATGGGTAGTCCTGTTCCTGTTTATCCCCAAATTTCTGCTCCCAACCTTCAGGGCTGATTCCGGTGATCAGGAATTCCCTGTCATCATTGGAAACTGATTTGAGGGCATCCTGAATGAGCTTGCCGCGCTGGTACTGGTGCAGCTCCTGCCCCGGCACCGATACAGTCCACTGCTTGCCTGTCACGCGACATTTGCCGGTGAAGTGGTAACGATGGCCCTGCTCGTAAGTCTCGGTGTACTGGAGTTGATCTAGAGCTGGCATCATTCCGCCTCCACTGCCGACGACCAAGAGCCGTCTTTTTCCAAAACCTTGAGGTAGATAGCCCCGGCGTTCGGTGTTCCGAAATCGTCCAGCGGCTCCGTCAAATCGTACTCACCGTCGATCCAGCCGACGTAGTACAGATTGCCGTCCGCATCCAGCATCTTGAACTTAACCATGGTGCCGTTCAGGTCGGTGATCAAGTCGTCAGGGATGTCCGTTGACAGGCTGACGCGACCTTTCAGCCGCTTCTCAATCTCCGGAGAGATGTTTCGCGGCCCGGTCAGGCCAACGTCTGATGGATACTTGTCGTCGAGATCCGACGCGACGTAGTCCTCGGTGATGATCCAGCCATAGGGTGCGTAGTACGTTGAATAGTTATTTAATTGCGACATTTTGTGTTGGTTGGTTGATGATTACTTTCTTGGTTAATGATTGATGAAACAGCAAAGCCACTATCACAAAGTATGCAATAGTGGTTGCCCAAAAGAACGGCTTGTCGAGTTTAGAGTGCATGACCCTCCTCCACTGCCGCCTTGATGGCCTTGGCTTGCTCTGTAACGCTCTTCAGCGCGTTTTCTGCACGGTGGATACTCAGGATCAGCCAATCGGAATTGCCGTCCTTAAATCCATCGTCAGCGTTGGCCAGCTCGTAAGCTACTTTCTTACGGGCCAGCTCCAGTTCCCGCGAAGCACGGCCAATCTTGCTGATCAGCTTTTGGTACTTCGAGGTTCGGTCAAGGTGAGTAACCTCACCACTCCGCAAGCCAGCGTTTAAGCTCAGATGACTTGCCTTCACCAAGTTCGCCGCCGTGATGGCTGCTAGTTGGGTTTCTATTAGTTCTACCATGTTTAGTACCTTTCGTTTTGCGTTACGCCGGTTAATTCCGAACGTAAAATTCATAAAAATAGTTAATTGCTTCAGGACGGTATTTAAAAAGTGTTACATGCCCAACTGACGCGCTTAAATCGTCACCCTTTGGGTTCTCATACCAGAGACGCCAGAAAAAACCTCCAGATAAAAAACTCAACTTCCGTAAACGGATTCGGTTACCGTTTTGTAACTGGATTTCCCAATTGTTCCGGATGGTTTTTTTGAAGTTAATCACTGGTTAAATTTATTGGCGTACTCCTCGCGAAGGGAGGCGAGGGCTTCACCCTTGGTGCGGTGTTCTTGTGATTCCACTTCGCACCCAAACTCATCTTGCACCTCAAAGCCTTTAGGGTCTGCCTCATGTGATAGCCAGATTGAACCGGCCTTGAACAATTCAAGCGTGTTCCCGTTCGGGAGCTGGGCCTGATAAGAAGAGGGCAATTCGCCTCCTAGTGCGTTGCCCTTTTTGAATTTTAGTATCATCTGTTTTGCGTGGAGTGTTCCTCCCATCAACTCTCCCCGAAGGGAGGGCTGAAGGGAAGAGCCTGAATCAGGCTCCGATGTTGGTGGTGAAGACGCAGTCCGTAAGGAGGTGAGCGTAGTGCTGCTCGGTGACCTGAACCGACTGATGCCCCAGCGCGATCTGGGCCTTGTGGAGTGACCCAGTAGCCGTCACAACCTCGCAACCGTACAACGCCCGAAGCTCATGCAGCTTCTTGGTGAAGTAGTTGGCGGCTTCAGTGCCTTCAAGAAGAACCTCCCTCCACCATGCGTTGTTGGCTTGCTTGAACGACGCTGGCGTCCAGCGTTGTTGGCCGCGAAGGATGCGTTCGTTGCGTGGCGCATTGCGGCGTTTCTGCTCGGCCCTGACCCAATCCAACAGGAAGCGCGGGACGGTAACCTCGCGAACTTGCTTGCCCTTCGGACGCCAAGCCGGTTGCTTGAACTTTCCGTTTTTGTACGGGTCACAAGTGCGAACCGCGACGACGACAACGTCCACCGTTTTCGGCTTTTGCGATTCCGGATCCACGATTGTCTTCCGCGCCTCAAAGACGCTGTCGAAGTCGAGGTGCAACAGCTCGCCAAAGCGCAACCCAGAGTTGCGAGCGAACAGGTACAGCGTGATGCAGTTCCACAACAGCTCATTGGCGTCGTCGTCCTTGCTGAAGTCAGCGGCGTCACGCAGGGCGATCAGCTTGGCGTCCAAATCGTGGATGGCCTTCAGCGGCGGAGGGCTGTAAGCCTTCACCTTCGCAACACCTAGCCCAGCCGACTCGCGGAACACCTTGACGGCGTCAGCCGGTATGTTGAGCCGTCCGTAAGCCGCTTTTATGTAGCGGTCGGAGAAGAGTGCCTTGGCCTTCTTCACGGTGCTGTTGTAGGTGCCTACGCGCTTCTCGTAGGTAGGGCCACAAGTCAGCTCACCACCCTCGCCATCCGACAAGACCCGGCGACGGTAGTCGTCCAGAATCTTGCACTCGCCGTCGTCGGTCAACTCACCGAAAGATTCCAAGTTGACATGGCTAACGTCGGCTTGGCCTTTACCTCCGCGACCGGCACCAGCACCGAGAATCTGGCGAAGTGCCGCCGGGTAGTTTGTAATTGAACTAGCCGCCAACTGCTCCTTGAACTTGGTCTTGATCTTGCCGTCCTTTGCCGCCGTCTCGAATGCGTCGATCACGCACTGGGCGGAAGCCCATACCTTGCGTTCGCTGTTCAGCGCAATGTCACAAGTTTCTTCAGTCCACTTCTGATGGGTGTACTTTGCAAAGTACGCCGCCGCAATCTCACAAGCCTTCTTTAAATTAGGCGTGTTGGTGGTTTTAGGTATGCGGTTCTTTTTCACATGCCGTCCCTTTATGTACAACTGGCCCTGCCAGTTCGGGGAACCGGGTCGTTTGAACAGCTTGAATTCCTGAATTACGTTATTTAGGCGAGCTGTTACTTTCCTGCTTGAACCGCGATCCAGCACCGTGAATGTAGGTTTGTCATCCTTTGTTAATTTAGTATTTATGGTCATTTTATCGTTTTTTGCGTTGTTTTTAGTATAATTAGTCACTGGCTATCTGGTAGCTAGTCACTCAAGAGCGATCAGAACTACTGGAAGGCTTCCGGCAGTGCAACACTTTTTTTTAAAAAAGATTAAAAATAATTGTTGACGGGGGCTAGTAGGTGACTGTCTCCTCTTTTTCAGGTTATGGGCGATCGCCACAAAGATAAGAAGGGAATCTGCATTTACGAATGGGAATGCAATATCGATCTTCTCAAAAAACAGGCCGACAAGGAGGGCTTGACCCTAGCTACTTTGATAAAGCGATTGACCCGGCACCATGTAGAAAAAAATAATCCGAAAGCTAAAATTCGCAAGGACAAAATATGAATGAAAAAGTAAAAAACGAAGGGGAACGTGCCGCACAGGAGTACGTCGATACTACGCTTCGCGCCAGCCACTACCAACTAGCCCAGCGCGTCGCGGATAACAGCAATAAAATACTCTCAAGGCTAACTGCTTTGATAGTCGCGTGTACGCTTGGAGGAATCGGCGGCGGCTTATATGTTTATAAAGTCGGCCCAGCATTTTTGGGTCTTGTGCCAGAGCGTTACGGCGACCAACCGTATGGGAAGCTGCTCGACATCTGCGTGGCCGTTGAGAAAGAGAACGCCGTCCTGAAGGGCAAGGGGAGCTTTGCTGACGCGATCTTCAACGACACCTACTCGGAGTACCTGCATGACCATCCCTATTCGGAGTTCTCCGCGCACCAGCAGAGGCGCGTGTTTGAACTCTCCTTTGAGGCGGGGAATGTGAACGTCCTTAATTGGATCGCGGATTCACCGGAGGCACTGAACAGTTCTCGTCGCGAGATACTGCACGAACGAATCGACGAACTCAACCGAGGCGACGATGTGCCGTTTGCTCGCCATGACGCGCTGTATTATCGCCAGAAATATTATGATTTGAAGAGGCACCACGAAAGCGACCTACATCCCGAGGCGGTGAGCAAGGTCGTTGCGAAAAGGGAACCAGAAGCCCCGGCAAAACATTGAACAGCATTGCAGAAACGCAAAACCAACATGACAAACGATACTACAAACGATACTACTACAGACTTGGTAAATGAGCATACCTCATTGCACATAAGCGGTGCGGCGGTAATGAATGACCATGAGAGACGGCTTAACCTTCTCGAATCATCGTTGGACAAGGTCTTGTCGATCTTGACTCCAAAAGATGAAGGGCAGGAGCCGGATGACGGCATGACGGACTCGGAGGCTGACGCAGATGCGTTGGCCTCTGCTGGTTTTGGGACAGACGAGGACTACGGTGGATCCGACGACAGGTTGTGATCCTTTTTTTTTGTCTCAGGTGACTAGTCACTAGCTATTCAACGACTATGAAAAAACAAACAAAAGCACTGGCGGTTCCTGCCAAAGTACACAAGAAGCTGAAGGCGTTCTGCAACTCGCGAGGCGCGAAGCTCGGTGACACTGCCGGGGGTCTGATTCTGTACGGCCTAGCGGCCAAGGATCATCAAATGGAAACGGACACCTATTTCCTCCGTAAAGAAGGAAAAATTCCACCCACTCACCTCTGCAAATGAAAGTTGAAGCAACTCAAATACAGAACATGCTGCACTCGTTTTCGCAACTGGTGATGAGAGAAACACAGCCCCCCATTTCCGCCATCACCGAAGTCAGCCAAGCGCGGTACTCGGTGAGTTGGGAAGAGTTGATTGGCAAACGGCGTGACAACCCTCGCGTTGTGATGCTGCGAAGGATGGTCAGCAAGGTGTTCCGCGAGCTGGGATTCTCCTTCCCGAAAATCGGTGAGGTGATGAACCGGGACCATGGGTCGGTGCAGCACAACGTCAACGCCATGAATGGAATGCTGGATATTTATCCGGATGTTCAGGACGAGTACAAGCAATTCAAGTGCGATGTTTCCGAAAAAATATCTAACACGAAAAGAGGTGAGTGAACACCTTCGGGTAACCACTCGAACGGTGGACAATTACATCCGGCGAGGACGCCTCAAGGCGGTCAAGCTCGACACTCTGGTGAGGATCGAAGCCAAGTCGGTTTACCGTTTCATAAACCACAACCCAATCAACGCCCACATGTATCTGCAATGACTATCAACGGACAAAAAAAGGGGGCAAGAGGGGAGAGGGAATTCGCCAGCTTCATTCGCGAACAGGGATGGGATGCAATTCGCGGATGCCAGAACGCTGGACGCGACAAGTCAGGCCATACAGCACCTGACGTTCTTTGTCCGGATCTTCCAATCCACTTCGAGGTCAAGCGGGTCGAGAAACTTCAGATCCGCAAAGCCTTGGGCCAAGCCATGGCCGACGCCGAGCCGGGTCAGGTTCCGGTCGTTGCATGGAGAGAGAATCATTCGGATTGGGTAGCCGTCCTGAAGATGGATGACTTAATGAATTTTGTGAGGGAGTACATTTCTTCAACACAAGAAAAGAGCCAGCCCCCGAAGGGACTGACTCAAACGCAAAAAACGAGGGATACTAAACCTCGCGAACGAACCATAGAAACAAAACCATGATACTAACAGAAAAAAAACAGTACGAGAGAGACTACATATTAGCAGACCAAGGTCTGCACCACGCAGTGTGCGTCGATCAGTTCGAGGGCATCACTGAATTCATAGACCGGGATTCCGGCGATAGGTTGTCCGAGGAGCAAATCGTTGCAGCAGGCATCACCCAGCGTGATGACGGCGTGTGGATGGGTATTCCGGACACGGTCAAGAAACGGGACACGATATGGCTTGGTTTCGAGCTGGATCAGAACACGCCAGAGGACGACAAGCCGTTGAGCATTCGTAAGAAGTTCACGGCAAGCATCCATGAACGTGCAACGCTTCGGTTGTTCTTGGAACGCTGGCGTGGTCGTCCGTTCACTGACGGTGAGAAGGCTCACTTCGAGACTGAAACAGTGGTCGGCGTACCCTGCCAACTCAACGTCATCCACAAGGACTTCGGCAACGGCCCTCGCCAGCTCATTGATTTCGCAATCAAGGAAACTGATGAACCCATGAAGCCTTCCGGCCACTACGTTCGGAACAAGGACAAGGAGCCTAAAGCCGACGAAACACCGACGCCGCAAGCCTCTCCCCAAGAGGCTGAAAAAACAGAGCCAGTTAAGGCACCGTTCTGACCAACGTGAAGGGGAGGCGAAAGCCTCCTCTTCTTTTTTTTAACTACAAGGAGATTTATGCTCATTACTAACCCACTTATAAAACAATACGACTCAAGTCATTGGTACACCGTTGACGGTCAGACTGCCTACGGCAAGACACTCAGGGATGCTCGCAAGGAGTGCCTGCTCCCCTCACCCAGCTCGATCAACTCGATGCTCGCAGCTCCCGGTCTGGAGTTGTGGAAACAACAACAGATTCTTGAGGCTTGCCTGACCATGCCGGAATCAGAGCTGGCCAAGTACGACGGTGACGTTGAGGCGATAGCCAAGGCTGTAATTCAAGACAGTAAATCGGCAGTCACAAAAGCAGCCGACAGAGGCACCGAAGTTCACGCCGGAGCCGAAGCCATGCTGAACAACAAAGAATGGGACAGGGACGATCCTACGCTCGTTAAGGTGGACGAGTGGATGAAGGCCAACGTCATCTCAAAGAAGTGGACCGAAGAGATCCTCATCAACAAGGAGATCGGTTACGGCGGTCGAGCTGATGCACTGATCAACCATCAGGAACACGGCTTGGTGTTGGTTGACTTTAAGACCCAGAAATGTCGCAAACTCAAGAACGGTTACAAGCCTAACTATTACGAGAAATGGATCCTGCAATTAGCAGCCTACAGTGAATGCATTGACTACCGTCCGCGCTGCCTGTCAGTCGTCATCAACACGGTCGAACCTACCGAATGTTACGAGAAACTTTGGACTGATGAGGAACAGGCCGAAGGCTACCGAATGTTCATCAACCTCCATGCGTTGTGGTGCTGGACTAAAAACTATTACCCGGTTCAGGAGCTGGAGAAAATAGCCTGATGGAGGAATGCTGTTTAGAGGACGTTAAGGGGGAAGCTCGGTTAAGGGAGAAGTTGTGGGAGTATATCACACTTTGTGAAGACCTTGAGCGGAGGATGGATGTTGCCCACAAAACTATTGAGTATTTGACCGAGAGAATAATCGACACCTCTGGGTGTTTGGATTCTTGGCAGAATAGCCATCAAGATCGGAACCCTAGCCCTTGTAAGGGTGAGTTGGAGGGGGAATGAACAACAAGGAGATCAGGATGAAAAAGATGTTGGCTGATCCTAATTGGGTATCAGCTAACAAGGCGCGGATTGAGATGAACAAGGCGAGTGATAATTTAAACAATTACATTGCAGACCTAAAGGATCCGGAACTGAAGCGGTTAAGGAACGAATTCAGCGATGCCAAGTTTCGGTTCCAAGCCGAGCTGGCGTACATTGCAGCAGTGTGAACTACATTAAGCTGGTCAATAGCTTCTGGCATGTGGACTTGGAATACTCTTTTCCCTGCAACGCAACCCGTCTCTATTTTGGCCTGCTTAATATGGCTAACCGGCTGGGCTGGAAGAACCCTTTCGGTGCAACCAACCAGCAACTCGCAGCCCTCGTTCAGTGCGATGAGAAGACATTAATTAAGTGTCGCAAAGTGTTGGTAAAAAGTGGTCTTATTTCGGTAAAACGAGGGTGCAAGAATACCCCTAATTCTATTACCTTAAATGCCATACACTGGAATATTTCCAGTGAATCCTCCAGTGAATCCTCCAGTGTATCCTCCTGCGAATCCTCCAGCCATCTTAAAACTAAAACTAAAACTAAAAGAATATATATTGCTCAGATCGAAGAGGTGTTCGGTTTATACCCTCGCCGGGTAGGTAAAAAAGCCGCCATCAAACGTATCCGCGAAGCCATGCATGACCATGGTTACGAATTCATTCTGGAGAAGACCAAAGCCTACGCCAAAGCCAGAGAAGGTCTGCCTCTCGAATACACGCCTCATCCCGCAACGTGGTACTATCAGGGCCGCTACCTCGATGAGCCTGACACTTGGGCAGTGACCGGTTCGCAATCTGGATCCTCACCCAGCACTACCATGTCCGATTGGGAAGCCCAGAAGCAACTCACACTTGTCGAGGCAGAGATGAAGCAAATCAAGGAGACTCACGCCTACCCCTGTCCCGGCGGTGGATATACTTGGACAGGGGTTGACAAGAAACACCTAGCCGCCTTCAGGAAGCTCAAGGATAGGCGCAAGGAGCTAAAGCCAATTGCCATGGGACTATGACCCTCGGCGGAAATAAAAAGCCCTTACAACGCAAATATGGGACAAGTATTTACTGGATATCCTACGCAAAAGGCATTTTAGCCCAAAACAGGCCATGGCTCTCCGAAGTCAAGTGCGCCTTGATCGGGCTAGGATCGAGTCTCAGGGACAAGGATCCGGAAGCCATCAGGCTCGCGGAGCAATTAGAGACACACAAACAATACTGTAAACGATATGACTCCTAAACAGAAAGCAGCTCGGCCCAAGCCGAAGCCCAAGAAACCAAACCAACACCTACCAGCCGAACTGGCCAACCTACCCGGCCCTCCAGATGCTGGTAGAGGAATGAAGGTCGATCCGGTGCTGTACCGGCAATGCCTCCAGATGTTCCGAGACGGTGCCACAATCAGCGCAGTGGCAGAGTTCAGTGGAGTAGGTTTCAACACCCTACAAGGCATCAGAGAACGGCACCTGAACCTCATCCCAAACCACAAGCAGAGGATGGCCAGAAAGCTCGACTATATCAGTGAGCAATGTGCCGATAGTTTGATGAATGATCTGGAGACAGGGAGTGTAGATCCGAAAACCAAATCGATTGTCATGGGCATAAGTATTGAAAAGTCAGCCCAGATTAGGGGAGAAACGCAAACCATTCGCCATGAACACGTTAAGTTGTCCCAAGACAGTGTCGAGGATCTGCTAAACCGGCTACCAAAAGCCAATGTTATTGAGGTATCTGAACAGTGAGTTCAGTTAGTGACATGCATTATGATCAATGTTTTCAGTACTTTCCTGCATCAGTGCTGCACTAATTGCTGCACCACCGATTCAGCCAATTTGACTAACCACTACATCTTGTGTTTGCTTTTCTTCCGGACCACAACATATAGTGGGGGGGAGGGGGGTCGCCTCGACCCGGTCGGCTCTCCTCTTCTATTCATTATGACGCATAGAAAAATTTCACAAAAGACTTGGGCCGAGCTGGGCGACCTTCTTCAAGCCCCCATCCACTGGGGCCGTTTATTGTTTACAAAAGTCCGAAAGATTCATAGCTCACACTCACGGTCGTCTGGCCCGGTCTTTATTGAAATTTTAGGCAGAGATACCTTTGCACTGATGCGGAGGCACTGCCTTCCTTCCCACATTGGGCTGCAACCGTTGTTCGGGAAGGAGAATTTACGAGCGAAGTATGAGTATAGAAATTCTACACTTGGCCAACCGGATTGAAAAACTCAAGTCGGAGGCAAAGCTGGTTTCTGGGTACAGTTTTGATGTTAAGCCGCACCGGCACAATCCCGAAAAGTGGGAGCATACAATGAAGACAGATTATTTTACACGGCAAGAGATAAAGCGGCTTCTCAAGGAGATTTGGAAGCTCCACAAGGAAGATGCCTATAGGGAGGTTGGAGTGAATCAGGACTATCGAGGCAGGAAGATGCTTCCGTTACCTCCCGGCAGGCTTATTGGAAAGTCTTGTCCTGACGGCTGTTAAAATGAGCGAAGTAGATTTAGCCAACGACTTGGGTGTTTGCCGGGGAACGGTGAAAAAAATTCGCAACCGGATCCTCAAGCTCGGACAGGACTACGAGAGGGGCCAGCACAATCGTGTGGTGTACTTGCCTTCTGGGATAAGGAAAGTCTCTCAGGAGCTAATTCCGGGCGACTACACGCCGGTTGTGGAGGAGCCGGTCATCAAGAGCGGGAAGGTCACGAACTGGAGGTTTCGCAATGAGCGAGTTGTGGAGGTTAACGGTGAGGATCTGGTTCGGGTTAAGAACGCGAAGCTCTACATGCCGAACGGTAGAGGGGAGCTTTGTCCGATTCGGTACAAGAAGAGTACCAACGGTTGGGTAGTGGAAGGTTCGGCACCGAGGAGGCCGGGGTACTGGAAATGAGGCAGGACATGCCGGGTAGTTGCATGAAGATCCATCCCCCAAAGCGCATCAAGATTTTGAACCTTACCTTCAAGGTTGAGTTCTGCGCGAAGACAGACCGTCAGGCGGCGGAGGCGGACGGTTGGTGCGATTTCGAGAACCAGACGATTGTGGTTTACGGGGGGCTGGAAGACGAGTCCAAGGCGGACTGTTTCCTGCATGAGTGCATCCATGCGGTGGGTTATTTGATGGGTGTTGAGTGGACAAAGGAGGAGCAAGTGAGCAGGCGAATCGCAACCGGGCTTTGCACCTTATGGAAGGAGAATCCGAGTGCGTTTCGTTGGTGGAAGAATTTACTATGAACCCAGAAGAAATAGCCCATACGTCGGTGAATCGCTTTGTAGACAAGGCGTTCAATAAATACATGGCCGGACAAAACGAGCATGGCGGATCGTTGGTTGAAAAGAGCGAATCGCTTGAGTTTTTTATGAGTCAGGTTGAGGAGGAGATAATCGACCTTTGGCACTACGTTCAGGCTTTCCGCTTGGCGCAGGGTGAGAAGAGGCTGGCGGAGTACAGCTATGCGGACGTTAAGAAGGTTAAGGAGATTATGGACAAGGACAGGCTGGATCATGTTGTTTAAAAAGAGGGTCGAGAAGGGCCGCATGTTTGTGGTCCGCAACCGTCGCGGAAAGTTTGGGGCTGCGACGGATTACATCTTTGCGTTGCTGGAGGGCGTTGAGGGGGAGACGCCTTACCTGTTTACGGAAACCCAGCTTGAAGTGGCTAGGCAGAGGGCTGAAAAGAATCCGGAAGATTTGTTGCAGCGGAAGAGGTTTTTCTTTTTTTGACATGGAAGTCGAGCTGGATAATGGGGAAGTGTTGATGGCGACCATGCTTGGCCTGTTGCGTAACACTGTCGCTAGGGCGTCTGGAGTTAGGGACGGCAGGCGCGGCACGTTGGATCATCAAACCATGGACACTGAAGGGATGGCGGCGGAGGTTGCGTTTTGCAAATTCCAGAATTTGTATCCGGACTTTTCTTTAACGCCACAGAGGCTGACGTTTGATTGCCTGACAAGGGATGGCAACAAGGTTGACGTTAAGCAGACCCACTACCCTGACGGTATGCTTTTGGTGTTGCCTGAAAAGAAGGCGGCGGAAACGACGCACTACGTTTTGGTTACTGGCCGGATTCCGAAATTTAAAATTGTCGGCTATGCCGAGAAGGATGCTGTTTTTGTTGATGCCAATCTAGGCGAGATGAGGGGCCGAAAGGTGTACATGGTTGAGCAGAAAAACCTGAAGAAGTTTTGAACTGGGAGAAGTACGCATATGAGCCGCATCCTGTTTATCGATTGATTACTCAGGAGGACGCCAAGCTGGCCCTCAAGGAAAAGGGCGGCGAGAAGAAGTTGCGTGAAGCGTTGCAGGCCAGAGGCACCAAGATTGGGCTGGAGCGTAGCGATCCTTACAACCATGGCTACGAACCTTTCCACTGGAAGGATGCAGAGGAGATGGTTGAGAAGAACGATGCGATTTTGATATCGGGCGGCAACAGAAGCGGCAAGACGGAATTTTGTGCAAAGTTTTGTATCAAGAAATTGCTGGAGAAGCCGGACGTTCGGATCGTTGCCTTTCATACCACTCACCAGAGTTCGCTCCAGACGCAACAGCCGGTTTTGTACAAGTACCTTCCTGAAGAATTCAAGGGCCGGAAAATCCGGTCCACTGTTGCCAACGTCAGCTACACTCAAAAGAATGGCTTCACTGAAAGCACGTTCATCATGCCGAACCGGAGCCAGCTTTGGTGTATGCATTACAGTCAGGATCCGAGGACGGTTGAGGGGTTGGAGCTGGACTACTGTTGGGCTGACGAGTTGATACCGAAGGCGTTGCTGGACACGATCCGGTTCCGGCTTGTGACCCGTTCTGGGAAACTGATTTTATCGTTCACTCCGGTCGAGGGCATGACGCCTGTTGTGAAGGACTTTGTTTCTGGTGGAGAGGTGACCGAGTGGAGCGACAGCGAGCTGTTGCCGGGTATCAACCTTCCGGCTGGCCCGAAGGGGCAGATGCCCTACACAATGCGATGCCACAAGGACCGCACAGCGGCCATTTGGTTCTTTACCAAGTTCAACCCTTACAACCCGTACAAGGAGCTTGTGAAGAGGCTGGACGGCGCACATTCGAGCGATGTCAAGATCCGCGCCTATGGATGGGCGGACAGCTCGGTCGGGAATGCGTTTCCGCGATTTGGTGATGACCACATCATTAGCCATGCAGATTTACCAACGCATGGGCAAAACTACATGGTGACGGATCCTGCGGGTTCGCGTAACTGGTTTTTTCTTTGGGCCAGAGTGGCGGATGGCCGTGTTTACTTTTATCGGGAGTGGCCAGATTATAGTATGGGTGAATGGAGCCTGCCCGGTGTTAAGCCTGACGGCCAACCCGGTCCGGCCCAGAGAGCCGGTGGAGGGGCCAACAGCATAGCAGAATACAAGCGTTTGATTCTTGAGCTGGAACAGGGCGAGCCGATATTCCAGAGGCTGATTGATCCGCGAGCTGGCAGGGCCAAGTCGATGGATGGTCGCGAGATTCTGGACGAGCTGAAGCTGGGCGAAAACGGGATGTGGTTTGATCAGGCTTCAGGTGCCAAGATCGAGGAGGGCGTCACGTTGATCAACGACATGCTGTACTACGATTCCCACAAGCCAATGCTGGACGACAACAAGCCGAGGATGTTTGTAAGTGATGCATGTAAGAATTTGATTTACTCGTTAAGGGAATGGACCGGGGCGGACAAGGAGCATGGTGCCAGCAAGGATCCGGTTGATTGTTGCCGGTACATTGTTCAGGAGGAAAATTTACTGGTGACAACCGACATGGTTGGCGTCAGTGGAGGAGGAGCATACTAATGGAAACATTTCCAAAGTTACTGTCGTTTAAGGATGCGTCGGCCTTCAGTGGCCTGACCATAAAGGAGCTTCAACATCTCGCTGATGCGGGGAAGCTACGGACCGTCATTCCGGTCCACAGGAAAAGGAAATTTATTAAGCAGCAATTAGCTGAATTCATGGAGGAATTATTATGTCAAAAATAGACGTTAAACAAATCGCGTCGGAATACAGTCGCGCCGGGGGTTTCAACAACACCTACACCACATGGTACAAGGCGGATAGTATTCGGTTTAGTAGATGGAACGGGCAGACTGACGATGGCCGTAAGCACCAGCATCAACATTCCAACAAGAAAGTTTTTCCTTGGGACGGCGCAGCAGATGTTCGGGTTCGATTGGCTGACACAATCATCAGTGAGAACGCCGACGTAATGACGACGGCATTCCAGCGCGGAACACTTCGGGCAAGCCCTACAGAGAGCGGTGACGGCTCGCAATCGGCATTGGTGACAACCCTCCTGAAGTACTACAAGGAGAACAAGCTGATGAACGAGATGCGGCATGAGGCACACTTGCTGGCCAACTATGGTCAACAGTACGGCGTCGGCATTCTTCAGGTCGGTTGGGAGAAGGAAGAGACGAAGGCGAAGAAGCCGGTAACCATGGAGGACGTTGTTGCGTTCTCTCAGGAAGCAGACCCGCAATCCGCCGAGGCTAACCTCCCCCAGATGATCATGGATCCTGATCAGGAGGATGCAGCCATCGAGGTTGTTGCGGCACTGATGGAGGTCAGGCGCAACACTGCCAAGCGAGGCATCAAGGAGTTGCGAAACAACGGCGTCACCGAGATTCCGGTTGCCGAGGTAACCAAGAACACGCCTCAAGTTTCGGCTTTGCGATTGGATGACGACTTCTTTGTGCCGCCCGAAACTATAGACCTTCAGGATGCGAGGTTTTGTTTCCGCCGGGTATGGATGACCGAGGTGCAGATGCGTCAAGGCGACTTCGATGAGAAGTGGGTGGAGCGGGTTGTGGCTACCAAGTCGCAACCGGGGATGGTTTATCAGGACACCTACACCCAGTTCACAAACGACACCGGGCAGCAGGAGGGGTTGTATGAAATTGTTTATGCTTATTACCGTGAGCTGGATGAGGATGGTATGCCGGGGATTCACTGTTGTGTCTTCACGCCGCATATCACTGATGCTACGGGCAAGAAGGAGATGCTGGACTACTTGGCGGGATCGTATCCGTTCGTGGCTTACAGGCGCGAATCGGTAGCTCGCAAGTTCGTTGACAGTCGAGGAGTTTCGGAAATCTGCATGACATGGCAGGACGAGATCAAGACCCAGCGCGACATGTTGAGTGACCGCGCAAGCCTGATCATAAATCCGCCTATAGTTCATGCGGCTCGATCCGGATCCAACTATGAGTTCAAGCCGGGGACGGCAATTGCTGAGATGAGGCAGGGCGAGGTTCGCTATCTGGATCCTCCACGATCCAACCCGGCGGAGAGCTTGTCGATCATCGAGTATGTCGAGCGGCAGGCGGATGAATACTTTGGCCGTGTAACGCAGACGGGGGATCCGACAACGGCGGCTCTCAGGCGTCAGGCCATGGTTGACACTTACATGTCATGCTGGTCGGAAGCGTTCACGATGATATTCAAGTTGATTCAGGAATTCGTGAGTGACGAGGAGCTGGCTCGTATAGCTGGCAAGGAGGTTTCCCTTCCAAAGTCGTCGGCAGAGATTCAAGGCAATTACGATTTCCGGACGGTGTTCGATGTCCGCGAAATGGATCAGGATTATATGTCCGCCAAGTTGCAGGCCATGAGTCAGTTTGTTCTGCCGGAAGACACGGCAGGCGTAATTGATCGAGCTGCCTATACCAAGTTCAAGGCGACACTGATCGACCCGGTACTTGCCGACATGGTTGTGCAGGACAAGACCGGTGCAACGCAACAGGCGTTCGAGAAGGTCAACTCTGACATTGGCTTCATGGCCTTGGGCAATGAACCGCAATATGTTGAGAACGATCCGACTGCCGAAATGAAGATGAAGTTCATGGAACAGATCATTGGCAACAACCCGAACTATCAGCAGATGCTTCAGGAAGGCGGAGACGAAAGGTTTGCGGATCTGGTTCAGAACTATGGAAAGAACTTGCAGCATTCTGTTACGCAAAGACAGAACGCAGAGGTAGGCCGGGTCGGCGTTCAGCCGGTCGGCGGTGGACGAGAAGGCGGATACTAATTTATGGGCCTGAACGAACAACAACTAACGACTGCAATAAAAAGCCTGACAGATGACAACGCGACTTACATTGCGTTGAAGCAACTGTTTGAACAGCAGATAAACTTGGGAGTGGATGCGCTGACGCCTCCGTCACAAAACTCAGATGATCGGCACTGGAATGCCGGGTATGTTTATTCGTTGCAACTCCTACTCGAACGAATCGACGATCTCCGGAAAGCAAAGATAGAATAAAAAACCCCGCGCACCTTTCGGTGCCGGGGCTGCTTGTTTAGTATCCCTCGGTTTTACTCGGACGATTTCCAATCGCCGGGTTTGCCTGAATGGTTGCGTCCAGTTTCATTAAGAAACGGACACCAGCCAATCATAGGGATGAGGTGCGCTTCGCAATTATAGCGAACGATCACAATATCCTCTTTGCCTTTACGCTTCTGCTTTCGGAAAATCCGAAACGCTTCAGCCGCATAACGAGCTTTGCAATAGTCAAACTTCATTCGAGACTTATCTGGAATCTCCTTTTTCCAGCGTACTTGGTATTCGTCTGGTAGCTTTTTAGACTTCTCAATTTTCATTTTTATCACCTCCTTTCCGGATAGCAAAGGAGACATTATAACATATTAGGTTTTTAAAAATCTGGGAATCGGGGGTTTTCGAGCTTCAAAAGTTTCTAGTTGTTAGGAAATAAAAAATTAAAAAAAACGGTTGACGCTGTTTTAGGGGAGTTAACCCGTTACCTCCCGCAAGGATTATATCTAACTAAATTCTTCTTATTTTTCTCATTATACTTATCAGCCCAATAACCAGGTAATTGATATAACCAAGGGCTTGTTTCAGCGATATAACAGGAGCGGGTTCTTCGCACCCAAAGCGATGTCTACCTACTTGCGGGTATTAAAAATTTAGCATGGATAACGACGAAAGTGTGGCGGCGGATAGCCACGATAAAGAAGCCGGAACCGCATCAGGTCACGATGCAGACCAACTGCCTGATTTGGATCAGTTACTGGTTCAGGGATTGGGCGGTGCAGAGGATGGATCAGACCCTTCTCCGAGTGGAGAAGAGGCAGAACCGGATGAGGCTGGAGAAGAAGAACCTCCTGCCGCTGAAGGGGAAGATCAGGATCTTTCTCAGGATGAAGTAGAGAACGCCGACGCGCCTGATTGGTATCAGAAGCGCATTGATCGGTTTACTCGAAAATTACGCACGGCGGAAGAGGAGCGAGACGACTTGGCTGACAAGGTTGCAGAGCTGGAAGCGAAAGCTAAAGCCCCACAACCGGTTCAACCGGGAGCAAATCCCCTCGGCAACGTCAACTCCAATAAGGAGCTGGATGACTTGGTTACGCTCGAAGAAGCGCGACTTGATTTTGTCGAGGATCAAAAAGATTTGCTCATGGATGACGGTCTAGATCAGGTCGTTGAAAACCTCAAGGCTCAAGGATTGCAAATTGAGGATGACGTTTCTGAAAACGAAGTCCGCAAGGAAATTCGGAACATCGAAAGGAATAGCTCGAAGAACTTATCGAGAAACATTCCGAGACGAAAAACCGAGCTTCAACACAAGGAGCAATTCGATGCACAAGCCGAGCAGATATATCCATGGCTCGCAGATGATAAGTCTGCTGAAATGGAGATTTTCGGGGAAGTCGTTAAGTCATCACCAGCTTTGGCCAGTGTGCCTACAAGCAAACTGGAAATTGCACGGTACGTTACGGGAGTAATGATTGAACAGCAAAGGGGTAAGGTTAAGGCAACAGCCAAGGCGAAACCCAAAAAGCAACCAATAAGCCCCGGCAAACCAAAGGCGGCACCAGCCGCTGCTGATGATGCGGCCAACACCTACGAAACATCCAAGGAAAGACTGTTCACAGATCCATCCAAAGATTCGCTAGATAACATGCTAGTGAATGCGGGAGTTCTTCAATGATGAAGAAATAAAATGGCTTCTCCTTTATATACCTATACTCAAAATGATGAAAGCGGGTCGGCTGCTAATGTATTCGGCCCTGCACCGGGCGGTTCTAACCGCGACTTACTCAACGCCATAACTTTAGTGGATGCAAAAGAGTGTCCGTTCATGGCTATGGTTCCGAAAGCTGGGGGAGTTACTAACCTCAACTTTGAATGGCCTGTCGATAAGGAATTAACGGCAGATGATAACGCGACCATTGACGGCATGGATCTTCAACATGGGTTTACGTCTCAAAACGACGGCGATGCAAGCGGAGACAGTGAATCCGACTTCACCCATGTACTCGACCAGTACGCGATCATGGACAACCGTGTCCAGTGGTTCAGACGCGCTGCCTTGGTTTCCAAGCTCACCGAGTCTGCAACCAACTTGGCTGGCGTTGCTAACCAAAGGGCGTTTGCGGTTCGCAAGCAGTTGCTGGCACTGAAGCGGGACATGGAAGTTCGCCTTTGCGCGGATGACATTCCGAAGACGACCGATGCGGTTTATTACAACGCCAATGCGGTAACCGGCTCAAGTACTGCCGGTAACAAGACCCGTGCCTTGGGTAAGTTCATCGACAACGGTGCGGCTGCTGGCGATGTGCCTGCTGGTTATAAAACCCCGGCGGCTTCGGTCTTGCAGACAGATGCCGGTGGTAATGACTATGCAACTAACTTTGCTGATGCTGGCACAACTACATCTGCCAACCTCACAGAGGATCAGGTGAACAGTGTGTTGCAGTCTGTCTACGAGCAGACCGGCAAGATCAACACCAAGACTCTGCTTTGCGGCCCGAACCTAAAGAAACGGTTCAAGGACTTCACGGCTGTTACGAGTGGCACGACCGATTCGGCAGTTGTTGCTCGCAGCTACGGGGCTAGTCTTGCTGACAAGAAAATCATCTCGACGGTTGATGCGTACGAAGGTGATTTCGGCTCCATCGTTTTGGTGCCGACTTTGTGGAATGCGTTTCACAATTGGTCTTCTGGAAATGTTTCCGGAACCAAGGGCCATGGTTGGGCTGGAACGGATCCGGATTCTACGGACAATCCGAACACCAACACCAACTTGGGTGCCAACCCTAACTTGTCTTACGGTTATCTGTTGGACATGGATCTGGTTGAGCTTCGGTTCCATCAGTTGCCACAAGTTCAGCCGCTACCTAACCAAGGTGCAGGCGAGCGTTTTGCAGTCGATGCAATCGCCGGATTGTGCGTGAAGAACCCGCTTGGGCTAGGTGCCTTCAAGTTGCTGAAATAATGTCAGACCTTGTCGATCTTTCTGAATTTGGGCCGGGGCAGAAGAACGCCATCATCAAGGAATTGGTGACAGGGCATCAGATGCAGATGGTTCAGTCTGAAATTAATCAGAAGAAAATCGCCAAGGAGAATCAACGCGACCACCGGTCAAGCAATGGGTTTGGCCGGTTGGTCGCTAGGTTCGATCTGAACGGGTATCTGTCTAACTTCCTACGCAAGGGAGAATCGATTCAGGACAACGACTACCTCAAGTGGGTGGTCAAGAATCATCCTGAAGTCGCGGTCAAAAACGTAGGGACGAAGACCCAAGTGGGGCATGGAAGCTAGTGAGAAAAGTTTCAGCCAGAAACGTATTACAAGGGGCGGTCGAATCTACTGGCCGTCTCTATTCTAATTTAACCAACGACGAGTTTGTTCTCTTTCGAGGATCAATGAACCGTCGTCTCAGGGAGGCTTACGAGCTGGAGTTTTGGCCTGACCTGATGACAATCGAGAAGAGGTACTGGCGGGACACTTGGTTGCCGGTATATACATATGCGGACGGAGCAGAGGTTTATGTTTCCGCACTGGACAAGTACTACACAAACTCTAGCGGCGGCGACACAACGGGAACACCCGGCGCAAGCTCGGATTGGGCCGAGTTGACCAGCTTTATAAATTATGTTTCCCATGAGCAAAATCCGTTATTGCTCGGCTCAAACAGCACAGAAGAAATAGGGGCGACGTATCGCGGAACGTCAAAGGATCCAAGGCTCAGTTTGGACTACGAAACTTTCCCGTTTGAGGTAAAGGATATTGGGGTTGTGTTTCCGTATGTGGACAAGAGTTATATTTATCTGGAATACAGAAAACGTGCGCCGGAGATAAAGGGAGACAAGTTCGATTCGACCAAGACTTATTATCCCGGCCAGCAAGTTTTCTATGAAGGGACAGACAGCCGGGATGTTGGAGAGTTTTATGATGTCCAGTTAGAAAGCACAAACAGCACAACATCCGCTCCAAGCACAAACGGAACAGTTCACGCTGATTGGAAGAAGGTAGACATTCCCTACATCTTCGGAGCTTATCTGGAGAAAGCCATCTCGGCGGACATATTATTGCTGGACGAGAAATCAGATCTGGCCGGGATACAATTTAATGAGTCGAACCGTTTGTTGGGTTGCGAAGTTAAGAAGGCAACCAACCAACAGGGCGACACGGTTCAACCAAAGTTTAGAGGATATTAATTATGAACACTGTAAGACAGGCACCGAGTTCCTCGGTGAAAAGCGTTGCGACGACCCTTGTAGCAAACACGGCAAGGCGGCGGTTGCTTATTTCAAACGGCACGGGAGCGGCTGCTTATGTGAACTTCTCCACAACGGCGGGAGCTTCTAATGCTTACCACTTGAAGTTGGCCATTGCTGAAAACCTTATGATTGAGGCATACGACGGCCCAGCTACCGCTGGCAGCGCGGTGGTTTTTACGGAATTTATTTAGTTAGACATGAACGCAAAACAAGCACTAAACCTACTGTTCCAAGCTGCCGGTATGGCGGCTTTAAATCGCGAAGGCCACGAACAAGTGGCGCAGGCCGGACAAGTTTTAAACGAACTTGTTAAAGACATTCCGGATGAAGAGCCGAAGGCTCCTGAACCGGACGAGAATGGTGAACTGGTTGGATGACGCCAAGGTACTTTTAGCTTCGACAGCAGGGGTTGGTAACCTCCTGTTGAACATAGATCTTTGGCTGAAGATAACTGTCTCGCTTCTCACTTGTGTTTACCTTGGGTACAAGGTTTATCAGATACATTGTAATATAAAAAACAAATGAAAGCGTTAGAAGCCATTTCTGGCAAAAAGACCTACTCCACCGGCATAGGTGCCATAGCTGTTTGTGTTGGGATGTTTTTACAAGATCCCGAAACGATGCCTATGTCCACGATGATACAGTCCATAATCACCGCCCTCCTCGCCATGTTTATTCGGAGCGGGGTGAAGTCGGACACTGCCGGATGATTCAGGGCATCATTGCTTTGTTCAAGGCGGTGCCATTATTGGCAAAGCTATTTGAGCAGGCGGTTGATGCGTATCGTATTCAAAAAGCCAATGCTCGGCATGGCGAAAAGGTTCGCAACATCGATGATGCTATTGACGGCATTGTTGGCGACAGGATGTCAATCGGTAGCATTGAACAATACCGAGAGGCTGATGACGGGCCAGAACGAGAGGGGCTTCAGGAAGGCGGCGATGGCCAGTCCGGAATGGTGCCGGGAAACTTTGAAAACGATAGCGGGTCTTGAAAGGGAAATTGAAAAATGCCCCAACCACCGATAACCGATTTGGATCAGGGATTCGTCGGGGTGAACGGACGAACGGATCCGGCCTTGACGAAACATGGATTGGTATCTTCCGCCAAGAACCGAAGGTTCATTAAGGGCGTTGCCACTACCCGGCGAGGGGTGAAGATTCTGCCTTGGTCAAACAAGGCTTCTGGTTTCTACGAGGACGCCGCCTACGCTACTGGCGACATCGTTCGGTTTTCCGGCCTGAAGATAGAAGGCGGAACAGGCGATTCAGCTACCGTCATTACGACAGCGACCGAGGCGTACAACGGGGTAACGCCGAATGCAGATCCTGATGGCCCAAGCAGCAACAGGCTTGCTGGCCCTTACTTCGAGCGAACCAGTTTAAATTCCGGATCGGGGCAAGGGCAACTGCCGGTCACGGCGTATAACACCTCCGGCCCTGCCGTCACGGTCAACACTAGCTACTGGACTGACAAGGGTGCGTTGGTGTTCAAGTACGGCACCGTGTACGGAGCTGGAGTTTTCCGGACGCCCAACGACATCGAGTGGTTGGTTGTAGCGACGACGACCGGGGTTTTTATTACTCAGGAAAACAACGCAAGCGAGGAGCTGAAGGTTGACGGAAAAATTTATGCAGCGTCGGCTGACTCAACTCACTACACAGACCTGATAACAGGATCCCATGACCGGGTAACCTTTGTTCAGTGCTTTGAGAAGTTGATCATGTTCAGGGGCAAGGACGATGCTCCGCTTGAGTTAAGTGAAGACCTTGCTGCCGGATTTAAAATAGTAGGCAAAGAGGAGAGTGAAGATGTTGACGAAAACCCAAACGGCACCGGTTTGGAAAGCATCCCGAACGCTGACACAGGAGTATACTTTGGAAACCGATTGGTGGTGCCTCATGGCCGGGATGAAATTGCAGTTTCCGATTACCTGAATTATACGGCTTACGATTCCACCAGAAGCAGCCTGCGTGTGAATGTCGGCTCCAGCGATGTTCTTAAAGCGGTGTTCAAGTTCGATCCTAACACCATGATCGTCTTCAAGACGGGTTCGGTCTATGCAGTCCGAAATCTGTATGGCGACTTGGCCGGGGCTTACCTCGATCTCATTACGGATCAGTACGGGCTGAAGGCATCCAAGAGTTTGGCGGCGGCAGGCAAGGATCTGATCTTTCTGTCAGACCAGCGCGGCGTTGTCAGTTTGCAGATGACCGAGTCAGGCCAGACCCAAGGGGTGGATGTTCCGTTGTCGGAACCCATCAGCAACATCATCGAGAACATCAACTGGCCTTACGCTGACAATGCGGTCGGCGTCTACCATGACAACAAATACTTTCTGGCAGTCCCTCTGAAAGGGTTGAACGGTGACAACCCAACAGAGAACAATGCCGTGCTGGTTTATGACTTCATCAACAAGGCATGGAGCGGCATCGATCACGGCGACGCAATTGGTAAGCTGACCGGATCCACTTGGACAGGAATTCGGGAATGGATCCTGAAGGACTACCGGGGGGCGAGGCGTTTATTTTTTATTAGCAGCGACGGAACGCTTGGCTTGTATGACGACAACATGTTCGGCGGCTACATGGATGAGGTTATCAACACAACAACCAACAAGGTTGACGAGAAGACGATAGCGACCGAGCTGGTGACTCGCGGGTATGGCGGCAGCGTTCCGGACATGAAACGGTTTCAGGCTTTGTCGATGGGAGTGGCGAGCTGGTATCCAAACTACTCAGTGTCGATCTTGGTTGATGGCGTTGAGGAGAGCGTCAGTCTGGTCACCGACAAGAAGTTTGACCGGACAAAGTATCAAACCTTTGCAGATGCGGACTATGTCGCGACAAACGCCAACAACGATTTTCATAATCCCAACCGTCAGGACTACAGTGTTGCGATCCCGTTTGTATTGGGGAGCAAGGGCATCACGCCTGACCTGAAGCAGAGCTGGATGGATCGTCACAGGTTTTTGAAGGAGGGCCGGTTTGCCCAAGTGAAGATAACGACCCAATCCGACACAAGTGAGTACGGCGTTATAGATATAAAAGAGTTAACAATTTTAGGAACGCAGAGAGCGAGAACGATAACATCTGAAGCAGTATGAGTTTAAATGTAACAGTAACACCGGGCCACACTTTCACCGACAGTGAAACGGTAACAACAGGGAAGCTGAATGCGGCGTCAACGCCTACCGTGTCGGTGAGCGGATCCATCGATTCAAGTGAGTTGGGGGCTAGTTCGGTTGACACAACGCAGCTTGCAGCCGGGGCGGTTGATCCTTCCAAAATGGGAGAGTCAACGCTTACCCCAACAGCGTCAGGCGGCGTCACAATGGATCCGTCTTCTTATAACAAGAAGGGAGTTATTCTTGCGAGCGGTGCAATCAACAACACGCCGACAGGACAGTTCGAGGAGTTGTGGGCTGGCCAGCCTAACAGTTTTCTGATCGGACATGCGACAGAGCTGGATGGAACATGGACAGGCGATTGGTCGCTGAAGAGTAAAACGCTTCACGCAAACTCAACAGTATATGTTTCCCAACAGGACGAGGGTTCAGCGAACAGCAACACCTTCACCCTTCAGGTGAGGGACGGGTCGATCTCAAAGAACATGCTTCAGGGTGGAGCTGTAACTAACTCAAAGTTATCAAACTATTCCGTCACCGTTGACAAACTTACTCCCGGCGGAGGTGCGGCGTCTTCAAACATTGGAGGGATATCAGAAACTGACGCTACCTTCTGGGGAGGAATAATTGATTTTGATCCATCTGACGCGACGACCAGCACGAAGTACAATGGTACTGCAAAGGTGTTGCAACCTGATGGGCCTAATCAAGTTATAAGGTCAACATCCGAGGGGGGTAGGTTAGCGTTCGGTTATCACCCATGCATACCAAAGGCTTTCATTTATGTCTGTCAAACCAGCGGAACGCGCAATGCCGAGGGCGGTTCGCTTGATGCTTCAAATTACACCATCTACACCAGCAGCGGGGTTGAGCAAATAACTCGGAGCGGAGCCGCTGGTGTTCTCGACCACTCAATTCGTTTTGCTACCGGTCTTTATGAAGAAGGCGATACAGTTAAATGCATGGGTACCGGGTGGTACAACCATGAAACTGTATATATGGCGGTCACAGGAATACACAACGCAACCCCAGACCCAGACGTTCCAGCTTCAAACAATGGAACCGTCGATGCCAACCGTGATGTGAAAGTTACCTTTTACCATGCACATAATGGATCGGTTCCGTCCATTCCCAGAAACCCAACTGTCATCCAACTCTGGTTCTATTAATGATCAATGGTGGACAAATTGCACAAGGCGCGATTACCGACAACAAGGTTGGTAAGAACGCCAACATCAAGCACTCGAAGCTGGACACGGCGAACGAGGGCGAGGTGCTTGTCGCGCAGAGAGACGGGAAGCTGAAGGCAGTCCGGATCTCTGGTGACGCCAGAATGTCCACCTCCGGCAAGCTGACGGTTACTGTTCCGGAAATAGAGCTTCCAGAGATTGCGGTCGATGAAGGAGTTTTAAGGAAGTCTGACATCAAAGAGGGCAAGACCCTCGTAGGCGGTCCGACAAAGCCGGAGGAGGTGCTGGTAGGGTCTGGAGCCAACGCGATCCCACAAAGGGATTCTAGCGGCAACCTAAAAGCTGAAACAGCGGATAGCGCAACCACAGCAACCAATGCCGATGATGCGACTCTGCTAAACGGCAACAATATGGACTACTACCGAAACGTGGCCAACCATGTTGCGGAAACTGAAACAACGTCCACCGATTCAAACAGCAACGAGACAACCCACAAGAAAACCCCTCACAAGGTTTTTGAGTTTGATGTGCCGAGTGACTCTGGCAGCTATTCAGCGGGGGGAACAACCTCTTCAAACTACCCGATAGAATTTACACACAACTGCGGATATATACCCGATGTTTCGGTTTACTATAAAAGCAATAATGCACAGGCATCTGATCCGTGGGAGGAAGTCGATGCGGAGGTGCAAAACACAACGACGATTACGAAGGTGCAAATATCTGCACAGAACGCTCAGTTAAAAATAGTAGCAAAATAGCATGGCATCAAAAAAGGTTTTTACTAGTTTAGAATTTCAGTCTGGAGCAAAGCTGCTCAAGGCAAAAATTGACCCACAAGCGGCAACCGACTTGAGCGGGGCTGATCCCACATTTGGGGCATCAGCGGGACAGGTAGCTTACGGAGATGACACCAACCTTTACCTTGGTGTGGGGGCAGAATGGAAAAAGCTATACCGACAAGGCATAGGAATCTCCACCGCATCTGTACTTACTTCTACATTAGCTTCAAACAGCGGAGCAGCACCACCGTTTGTAGTCGCCTCAACGGACAAGGTTGCCAACCTCAACGCTGACCTACTGGACGGGGCGACTGCCGATAATGCGGCTGGAGGCAACCTGACGATCCCTGTTCGAGATGCGAACAACCTATTTCATGTTGGTGACGATCCATCATCAGGAACCCATGTAACGAACAAAAATTATGTGGATTCAGTTGCCCAAGGGTTGACGATCATTGACCCTTGTTACCACGCAACTGCCGCTGCCCTTCCTACCTGTACTTATGCAAACGGAACGGCTGGAGTTGGTGCTACGTTAACGGGTGATGCTAATGGGTCATTAACCATAGATGG